CACTTTGGAAACATTGAATAATATTTATGAACAACCAGTTGACGACTTTATAGGACTATATCAGGATGACTATGCCCAAGACCAAAACATTCTCTTTAACTTTATCCAATCAGATGATATTGGGAATCGTTTTGACAGTATTGCCAATCATCGGTGGGATCAGCTACATGGGGATCACCCTTTACAACGATATGGTTTCGGTAATTGATTCTTATGATGAGTCTAAGATTAAAGAAATAGAATTAAAATTAGCTAGTCAACAAGGTCGTATTATAGAAATTATGGAACGTGCTATTGTAACACAAGAAAAAGCAAGTGATGCACTAGCACTAGCAAGAGAAGTAGCTGCAGAATCTAGAGGTAATCAACGAGAAGTAGAAGCTACATTATCTAGTGTAAGATCAGAAGTTAATGCAAACTTAGATGGTATACGTGCAGAGATGAAGGCATTACGTAAATCATCTACTAATCCACTAGGAAACTAATATGGGAATACTAACACACTTAATACCTATAGCACTTGGCTTTATTGCTAAGTTAACTGCTATTAAATCAGCACAAGCACACGAAACACAAAAGATGATGATGGCTCAGTTCACTGCTAAAACAGAGCAGATTGATAAAGCACGTGAACAGTCAATGCAAGAGTCACCATTTGCAGCTTGGAATAGACGTATACTAATTTTAGTTATACTAGCACTAGTAGCTGTATATCCATTAGCAGGAGTGTTTGGTGTTGATACAGTAGTTAAAACTACTTCAGAAGGAGTAAACATACTAGGTCTATTTAGTTTTGGAGGAGGAGAAGCTTTCCATACTATTAAAGGTCTGTATAAATTTGATGAAATCTTTCAGTGGGCAACTATGATTGTAGAGTTTTACTTTGGTGGACAGCTCGCTAAACCTAACTAGGAGTTTACATGGCAACTAAAAAAGATCCTAAATTAGTTAGAGCAGGAGTATCAGGTTATAACAAACCTAAACGTACTCCTAATCATCCTAAGAAATCACATGTAGTGGTAGCTAAGGTAGGAGATAAAACTAAACTAATACGCTTTGGTCAACAAGGTGTAAAAGGAGCAGGTAAGAATCCTACATCTGCTAAAGACAAAGCACGTAAGAAATCTTACTATGCTAGACACAATGCTCAGGACTCTAGCCCAGATAAAATGAGTGCTAGATACTGGAGTCATAAAGTTAAATGGTAGCTACTAAAAAGAAAAGCACAGTTAATTCAGCAGGTAACTATACTAAACCTACAATGCGTAAAGCATTATTTAATAAGATTAAAGCAGGTGGTAAAGGTGGTAAACCTGGTCAGTGGTCAGCACGTAAGGCACAGATGTTGGCTAAACAATATAAAGCTAAAGGTGGTGGTTATAAATAATGGCATTAGCTAAATCACAAAAGAGTTTAAAAGCTTGGACCAAACAAAAGTGGAGAACTTCTGATGGTACTAAGAGTGAAGGAAAAAAACGATATCTACCTGATGCAGCATGGAAAGCTTTAAGCCCTGCTGAAAAGAAAGCAACTAACGCAGCTAAAGCTGCTGGTAATCGTAAAGGTAAACAGTTTGTATCACAACCTAAAAGTATTAAAAAGAAAACGGCTAAATACAGAAAGATAAAATAAATGAGTCAGATTGACCAAATCAGAGAAGCAGCAGAAAATGATCTGTTGACTTTTATACGACTAGTTGCACCTCACTTAATGCTCGGTGCTATCCATGAAGAACTTATTTCATGGTGGCAACGACAAGATGCTAAAGAGAATCAATTAGTTTTATTACCTCGTGGTCATATGAAGTCAAAGCTTATAGCTTATAGGACTGCTTGGTGGTTAACTAAACATCCTGAGACTACAATATTATATGTATCAGCTACTGCTGACTTAGCAGAGAAACAATTATATGCTATTAAAAATATTATAGATAGTCCAATATATCGTAGATATTGGAAGGATATGATTAATGAAGAAGAAGGTAAACGAGAGAAGTGGGCTGTAGCTGAGATAGCAGTTGATCATCCTAAACGTAAATTAGAGGGAGTTAGAGATGCTAGCGTTAAAGCAGTTGGGCTTACCAGTAATACTACTGGCTTCCATGCTGATGTTGTGGTGCTTGATGATATTGTTGTACCGGGTAATGCTTATAATGAAGAAGGACGAAGTAAAGTTGCAGCAGCATACTCTCAACTGGCTTCCATTGAAAATCCTGGTGCTCTTGAGTGGGTTGTTGGCACTCGTTATCATCCTAGAGATATTTATGATACTATGGTAAACATGAAAGAACAAATCTTTAATGATGAAGGAGATTTGGAATCTGAAGAAAATGTTTATGAGTTATTTCAAAAGGTAGTAGAAACAGATGGTGAGTTCCTTTGGACTAAACAAAAACGTAGTGATGGTAAAGCTTTTGGATTTGATGCAAAAGAGTTAGCTAGAATTAAAGCTAAGTATGTAGACATTACACAATTCTATGCTCAGTATTACAATGATCCTAATAACTCAGAGGCAGCTAATATATCTTCTGATGATTTTCAATACTATGATAGAGCTGTATTACAAAATAAAGAAGGTGATTGGTATATAAGAGATCGTAAGTTAAATGTATTTGCAGCTATTGACTTTGCTTTCTCACTACGTAAACAAGCTGACAGTACAGCATTAGTAGTTGTAGGTGTAGATCATCAAAGTAATTACTATGTATTAGATATTGATAGATTTAAAACAGATCGTATTGTAGATTACTACGATCACATATTAAGGTCTTGGGAAAAGTGGGGATTTAGAAAATTACGAGCTGAGACTACAGTAGCTCAACAAACAATTGTAAAAGAATTAAAAGATAGTTATCTTAAACCAAATGGTATTCCATTAGTTATAGATGAATATAGACCAACTAGGTATCAAGGTGATAAGCGTCAACGTATTAACGCTACACTAGAACCTAAATATCATAATCAACAAATATGGCATTATAAAGGTGGTAATTGTCAAGTATTAGAAGAAGAACTATCACAAGTACATCCACCTCATGATGACGTTAAAGATGCCTTAGCAAACGCTGTAGCTATCTCTATTATACCTAGACAAAGATCTAATGGAGTAAGCATGATGTCTTCTAATGTTTTAACACACTCTCGTTTTGGGGGAGTATCTTACTAAGGAATATATATGGCAGGTAAAGTAGCACAATTTGAAAAAGCAATTAATCCAGATACAATGGCAAGAAACCTTGCAGCATTGTATAATCAATGGTGGATACAAAGACAAAATAAAGAAGCAGAGTGGAGAGAGTTACGTAACTATTTATTTGCTACAGATACCAGCACAACTACTAATTCAACTCTTCCTTGGAAAAATAAAACAACTCTACCTAAACTCACACAGATTAGAGATAACTTACATGCTAATTATATGGATGCTTTATTTCCTAATGACGATTGGATGAAGTGGGAGGGAGCCACTTTAGAAGATACATTTGTAAATAAACGTAAAGCTATTGAGTCTTATCTTAAAACTAAAACTAAAGAATCAGGTTTTAAAGAAACAATAGCTCAATTGGTTGCAGATTATATTGACTATGGTAACTGTTTTGCAGAAATACAATATGTTAATGAAGTAGAAAAAGGTAGTCAAGATAACAATCCTACTACAGTTTACAATGGTCCTAAGTTAGTACGTATATCTCCATTTGATATTGTATTTAATCCTACAGCACCATCATTTAGAGAGTCACCTAAGTTTACTAGATATGTTAAATCTATTGGTGAACTTATGGCAGAAGTAGAAGATAGACCTGAACTTCAATATGATAAAGAAGCTTTAGATAAAGCTTTAGAAATTAGAAATAGTTTATCACAATTTAAAGTTGAAGATATTAATAAATCAGAAGCATTTATTGTAGATGGTTTTGGTTCTTTACAAGAATATTATCAATCTGGTTATGTAGAAATACTAGAGTTTGAAGGTGATTACTATGATAGAATTGAAAAGAAACTTTATAAGAATCAAATCATAACTATATTAGATAGAAGTTATATTCTAAGAACAATGGATAATCCTTCTTTATTAGGAAGAGATAGTAAGTTCCATGTAGGATGGAGAAAACGTCCTGATAACTTATATGCTATGGGTCCACTAGATAATTTAGTAGGCTTACAATATCGTATTGATCACTTAGAAAATCTTAAAGCTGATGCTTTAGATCTTACTATACATCCCCCACTTAAAATTGTAGGAGACGTAGAACCATTTACATGGGGTCCTGAAGAAACAATTCATATTCCTGAAGATGGTGATGTTCAAGCTATGGCTCCTAATGCTGCTGCTTTCCAAGTTAATAATGAGATTGCAGCTATATTAAATATTATGGAAGAAATGGCAGGAGCTCCTAAAGAAGCTATGGGCTTCCGAACTCCTGGTGAGAAGACAGCATTTGAAGTACAGCAATTACAAAATGCAGCTTCACGTATTTTCCAGAATAAAATTAATCAATTTGAAACTGAGTTCCTAGAACCTGTTTTAAATGGTATGTTAGAATCAGCTAAACGTAATATAGATTTACCAGAACTTGCTAAAGTTATGGATGATGATTTTGGTGTAGCTGATTTCTTATCAGTAACTAAAGAAGATTTAACTGCTCGTGGTAAAATTAGACCAGTAGGTGCTAGACATTATGCTGCGAGAGCACAGTTAATGCAGAATATGTTAGGTGTATTTAATAGTCCTATAGGACAATATATTGCTCCTCATATTTCTGCTAAGAAACTTGCTAATATGGTTGAAGAGTATATGGGCTTTGAGAAGTTTGACTTCATTAAAGACAATGCTGCACTCTTTGAAGGCGCTGAACAAGAGCAACTTAGAATGCAGATTCAACAAGATTTGCAAGCACAAACAGGTCAACCTAGTATGGAAGAACGATCATTAGATCAGGATTTAGAAGGCATAGAAGAAAGTATGCCTGAATAGATTGACAATTCGTTAAATTTATGGTATAATATTTATATGAATTTGAAAGATGAAAAAGGCAAAGCCTTATCAAAGGCTGAAGCCTTTAAGATAATAAGAACTTATTGTCA